TCTCCTGATTGAGGTATTCTATTAATTAAACTAACTTTTGAATAATCTTCATCAGATATATAAGTACTTGGAATACCGTATACAACATCATTATAACTAACTTTTAATACAATTCTATTTTTCATACTTTAATTTTTAACTTAACTTTTACCTAAAGTTGGGTATTTATAGTACTCAAGCTCAAATCCATCTATACTAGTTCTCCAATTATAAGTATACCAATTACTTAACTCATTCTTAACAAATATTTTACTAGTTTTTCTTCCCCTCACTCCAATCTTAATTTTATACCCCATATTCAAACATAGATTCCAAGTCCATAATCTTTTTTAAATTTAATACGTAATATATCTCTAATATCTTTATCCGTTGTATATAGTATTCTTAACGCATCTTCTATTTTAAATAGACCTATAACTCTTTTAGAAAGAGGATAAGGTTGTAAATCATATTGATTTCTACTATAGAATGTACATACTCTATAAGGATTATCCTGTACTATAGTTAATATTTTTCGTGGGAAATATCTAATATCTTGCATTTATAATTACCATTTAATAATTTTATTATACCAGTTTCTATACTATAATATAGAGGAGATCTGTCTGTGAATCAATGTTCTCCAAATAAATATTTTAATTCTTTTTTTAAGAATTTAGCCGCAGAATAATCCCTCTTAATTTCTAACTCATTTATTAAAATATTATATTCTTTAATAATATTCTCATAATCGTCATGAGATATTAAGTATTTCTCTTGTATAAAACCATTGCTTTCATATGTGATTCTATATTTACCCAATGCCCTTACCACCATGTCAATATAATTCAGTTTTAACATCATTAATAAATCCTTCCGTAACAATTTTTTCTCTAAGATTGTTCACAGCTTCCTCCTGTTGTTTTTTCTGAAGTTCTAATATAAACTTCTCTGTTCTTTTTTTAAAAGTCAGTTCTGCTCTTTCTAAATTAGCAATTCTTTTAGCTTTTCTTTCTTTTGATTTTTTACTTACTCTTGATTTCATATTTTTTTATTTTTATAATTTTTATATTCTATTTCTAATAAATTTATTATATCAACATCAGTTGTATCTGCTATTTTATTTAAAATATTTAATAAATAAGGATCTGTCTCTCTACTAATACGCATGTATATTTCTCTTACTTGTCCACCAGGATATGGCAACATGTTTCTTTCCTCTAAATATTCTAATAAACCTTTTCCAATTTTCATTTTAAAAATTTTCTTTTTAATTGCGAATATGATTGCATTAATAACTCTAGAATATCAGGATCTGTAGCAACTAACATTTTTTGTAGTATTTTAGTTGCTTTTCTTGTATTATTTCTATATTCTAATACGTAACCTATAGTTGTCCTGGTAAGTGATATATCATATTTACCAAAACCATAATTTGTAACTTTAATATTTCTTTTCATTATTTAATTGTTCATATTGTAACCATAATATTTTTTTAATATCAGGATCTTTTGTTTCTAGTATTTTTTCAAGTATAATACGTTTAGGAATAGATACACCTAATTCTAAATCATTTAAAATACTTCTAATAAGAGCCTCCTCAATAATTTCATTATATATTTTAAGTTGTAGTTCATCTATCTTTTTAATATTGTCTAACCACTTTTGATGAGAATCTAATTCTTCTTGTGTTATTATGTATGTTATATTTTTATTTTTCATATTTTTTTAATCTTTAAATAAAATCATATTTTCAACTTCTTCTTTCTTATAGTCTAATTTATACATTTTATTATAATGATGGAAAGATAAGTTCCTAGGTATAAACCCAAACTGCTCCATTAACCATGCATAAGCTGATATCTGCAAATTATAATGAGAATGATTACAATCTTGCATATGAGATAAAGGAGCCTTCATTCTCTGTCCTTTAAATCCATATGTAGATATTTTACTATTTGTTTTAAAATCGTCAACGTCTATATATCTTTTACCATCTATAGTCTCTATAAATATTTTGTCAGATTGTCCTGCTATAGAATATTGATCATTCCACATTAATAATTCTGCATAAAATCCATCTTGAAGATCATATAGATTATCTATTATAGAATATTTCTCCTCTTTTTCTGAGAAATCCCCTATTATAGGATATTCCTTATTATCAAAAGGATTAATCTCGTATCCCCTTTTATATGCAGATTGTTCCTTTGCCATATGATAAAGATTTCCTTTATCTATACTTTTAATATTCTTATCCTTCCATTCCTGTTTAATCTCCTCTATAGTATTATTTAGAATAACACTATCTGTCTGTTCTATTAATGCTCCTAAATCTCCACCAGATCCTTTAAGTCTCTTAAATTCTTCATCCCCGTATATTCTTTGTAATGCCTTGTATACTGACCAGTACTCACTGTCAAACTCATTCTTATACAAGGAAACTAACTTAGAAACAGACGTAAATATCTTATCCCCAGAGGTATACTTATGATCTTTACTAGAAAATAATATTTTCATGATTTTTATATTTACTGCAAATATACGAATGTATATTTATAATATACAAATGATTAATCATTTTTGTATTGGTGATATACGGAATAATTTTGTGGCATGAAAATATACGAGTACGATAATATAGATGATTTCCTGTCAAAGTATATTGATATATTTTCTACATTATATGTAGATGAACATAATCATCTGGTAACCAGAGAGAAAGAGTTTTTTATTGAACATATTAAGATGGTAGCCAATAAGATACCTTTATTGGGACAAGTAGCTAATAATCAGTTTGATAAGAAGCATTTCCAGACAAGAACTTACAGGAAAAAACTAAAGAGTAAAGGATGGATTATACAAACACCGGATGGTATTAAGATTCCTCCTGCATTTGATTTTTCTAAAGGAATGAAGAATAAATTACAATTTAACTTTGCAATTGCATATACAAATGGGAATAATACAGCAAATAAATAAAAAAGAAAAGGAATTTAAAGATAAGCATAATCTATTTGCTAAATATCTTATACTAGATATAAATAGTTACGTTGAGCTACATGAATCTTTATCTGAATTAGATAATGATGAGGATGAAGAAAAACTTGATATACTTGATATGGATAATATATATTATGAGGGATTATACAATACTTACATAATAGCCTCTGTACAAACTATAGACGAAGTATTAATTGAATTACGATAAAGAATTAACTCAGATTATTAATAGGGTTTCTAATATTAATATGATAGAACCTGAAATGACTAAAATGATGATTGAGCATTTTTTTAAAGATTCTATTTTAAATATGAAAAAGAATGGTAAGGATTTAATGATCCATTCTTTTGGTACTTTTGAAAAAAATAAAGCCAGGATTGCAGGAGCAAAAAAAACTGTTAAATATCAAAAGTTATCAGATCTTGAAAAAGAATACTTTGAAAATATAGAATTTATTGTAAATCAACCTAAAAGGAGAGATAGAAGAAGAAAAAATAAATAAAAATATGTCAAAATTAATTGGTGTACCATCTAATCACAAGGATAATAATGAATTTACAAATTATATTCCTGTTAATCTAACGGAATATAGTGCTGAAGAAATTAAATCCCATTTTAATAAATGGGTATCTAAAAAAGTAGATCCTAAATATGAAACAGTAACCTTATTAAAACCCAATTCTATAATAGTAGAATTATATAGGTATGAAAAAATAAATGATAAGTTTCTAGGTATAAATGGAGAACCTTTAAAGAAATCCTTAATATTACCCATATGTAAAGTATTAAAATCAAATGTAACTCCTATGGCTACAATTGATCCTAATAATTATGCACCAGGAACTTTACTGTATTGTAGTGATGATATTGCTAAGATAGAGACTAATCCTACATGGTTACAATGGTATAAAATAATGAAAAATGAAAGACCACAACCAGAGGGTTTATCAGAACCAGATCAAGAAATAGGATTAATTTTAGAATGGAGAAAAACTTCTAAATTTGTTATTGATAAGTTTAATACTAAAGATAATGATCAATTTGTATTCTTAAGAACTGTAAATGACTTTAGTGCGGTATACGATTATAAAGCATAGAGTTATGAAAGTAAAGATAAAAGATCTAGTTAAAGAATTAGAAAAACAGAATCCTAATACAGAGTTAATGATACTTCCTGGTACAAATGTATGTTCCTTAGGATTCTTTAGAAAGAAACAGTTTATTATAATTGAAAATATAGATACAATAAAATTACTTGTAACATGAGATTAAAAGACTTCTTTTCTTTAGAAAGATATAAGTCAGTATTAATATGGTTGTTGAGAACACTTCTAAATAAGTTGGATGGGGGAAATGCGTTAGAAGTGTTCCATGTGGAACAATATATGTATAGGTTATTAAGATGTAATTCTTGCGTATTAAATGGTAGTTGTTTAGATTGTGGTTGTAAAATTCCTGCTAAAATGTTTGTTAGAACAGATTATTGTTCTGATGGAAAATGGTTACCTTTTATGGATGAGAAATCATGGAATGAATATAAAATTAAAAACAATATAAAATTTACTTTAAATGAGCAATAAAATATCTTTTACTCAGAAAAGAGTTGATATAGGGGTTATAGAACCTGGTTCCAAAACTTTAGTAGAATTTGAATATTCTGGAGATAGAAATGACATTATATCTGTATCACCAGATTGTGGTTGCACTGCTAGTGTAGAAATTACAGACAGAAAAATTTTATGTACATTTACAGAAAATGGAGGAAATTCTAGAGCTAAAATACCTAATCTAAAACAAACATTTCCTTCAGGTTATGAGACAGTTTTAAAAGGTCTTAGTGTTTTTGTAAATGACGGCAAGGAAACGCATGTTTTAAAAGATGAAGGTTTAGTAGAAAACCCTGAGAAAGAAAAATTAAGAATAGAATTTACAGGAAAAGTTAAGGTATGGTAACAACAATAAAATCACCTATTAAATTTGAATCTTTAGATGAGAAATTAGGGGATTTTGTTTTATCTTTAACTAGAATACCTGCTAATTCTAATATAATTTTTACATTAGAAAAGACAGATATAGAATTATTATACATGGGTAATAAAACATTTAGAATATTTTTTGTAGGTAAAAAGTCCTCTAAGATGTTTTTAAATGAGCAGTTTATAAAAACAGGTGTTAAATTAATTTCTAAAAATGAAGATAACAATAGTAAAAATAACTAAAAGAGCTGCTGAAGATAACCTTATATCTGAAATATTATATGAAGGTAAACCTTTAGATTCAATGAATACTTCTGGCGATCCTGTGTTAGGTTTACCATTATTCTTTGAACATAGACCAGGAATTATCTATCATACAGAACCTATAATAAGGGTTAAGGGAAATTATTTATATTCATTAAATGCAAAGTATACATGGAACCAAGAAGCACAATAATTAATTTAATAAAAGGGTTTATTGATTTATATGGAATTAAAGCTGAAGAATTAGGATTTAATCTTAATAAAGGAAATTATATTCCTGTAGAATATGGATCAGAATATAATATTATTATACCGGGTCACATATTTAATGGTGTAATACAAAATGTAGCGGAGAATAAAGAGCTCATTAAACCTACTAGATTTCAAAATAATTCTAGAGTTATTTTTGCAGATACTAAAGAGTTTAAGAATGGAGATCTTGTTTACTTATGTAAAAAAATAGTTTAATATAGAAGAAGAATAAATGCTAATACAAGGAGATCCTGATAAAAACTTTTGGGAATACAATAAAGAACTTAAGTTTGTAACACCGTTTAAAAAACTATATGATGATTATGGTGATAAAGAATCATCTAAGATAATGTGGGCAATTTATTTAACTGAGGATCCTAGGTCACGCTTTTATAGAATACCGAGAGAGCAGAGGACCGTTGAAGTTACGAGCAATTATTATCCCACCTTTGATCCTTCCAAGTACCAGGATGCCGTAAGATCCTATGGTTACTTGGTTTTAAGTAAAGAAGAAAACCTTTACAAGGTAACTGATATAAAAGGAGAAGATTTCGCAATATCTTGTATATATAAGATTATAAACGTAATAAATGGTAAAATATACATAGGGCAAAGTAAAAATTTATCCAGACGATTTAGATATTATAATAAATTAAATACTAATGAATATCTTAAAAATGCATTCCTAAAATATGGTTTGGAAAATTTTGTAGTAGATATAATTGAAAAATGTGATATAAAGTTATTAACAAATAGGGAACAGTATTATTTAGATCTTTATAAAAGTTACGAAAGACATATTGGATATAATATATGTAAAATAGCAAATAGTATGATAGGTTACAATCACACAGAAATGACTAGACGCAAATTATCAATTAGTCATACTGGCGTTAAGTTATCTGATAGTCATAAACAAGCTATATCAAGAGGTGGTTTAGGTAGGAGTGTTTCTCCTGACGTAAGACTTAAAATATCTAAATCTCATATTGGTAAATCTAAAAGTATAGAACATATAAATAATATAGCAGATAGTTTAAGGGGACGTACTGTAGCAGAAGATGTGAAATTAAGAATATCATTAACACATAAAATGAAGGGTAGAACCCCTGAACATAGTTTAAAATTAATTGAGGCATCAAATCTTGTTACTAGAAAAATGGTGCAACAATTAGACTTAGATAACAATGTAGTTAATATTTTTAGTTCATTGAGTGATGCAGCTAGAGCTATTGGAGGTGATGTATCAGGAATATCGTTATGTTGTAATAATAAGATATCAAAACATCGCAATTATAAATGGAAATTTTTAAATTAAAAGTATGAGTAAATTAGTATCAGGTGATCCTGAAAAAGACTTTTTTGAACAGAATCCTGATTTGAAAATTGCATTTTTAACAGATGAACTCAAAAAAAAATATTCTGGAACAGAATTATCTAAAATATTTTGGAGTATATATTTGTATTCTGATTTAAACAGCAAATTATATAGGATACCCGAAAAGGAGAGATTGTTGGAAATACAAAGATATTATAAATTTAATCCAGATGAATATAAAGATTTAATTTCAGTATATAATAGATATGTGTTTACAAAAGAAGAGACGTTATATAGAATACAAATATCAAAATTAGATGAAATTACAGCATATTTAAGTACGTTATCTTTAGATGATGATACTGGTTTCAAAAAAAGTATGCAGATCATGGGTAAACTAAGTAAAATTTGGAATGACATGGAAGTTGTAAAAAACAGAATGATAGAATCCTCTAATAAAACAAATATGAAAGGAGGGGCCAAGGAGTCTGCCAGAGAATCAAGAAATAAATAAACAATAAAATATGGTTACAGTTCATTGGCACAATCTCTTTAAAGATGGAGAATTTAATTTAGGATTAGGGGGTTTCACTATGCATATTCTAAATATTACAGATAATTTTGATCCTAAAAAAGATGAATTACTTATTTTAGGAGAAACATTTGGATTATCTATAGGATTATTCTTTTGTACTATTAATTTAATGTTACATAAGAAATTTTATGATGTACCTGAAAAATTAGAATAATGAGTAATGTAGTTAAGACTTCAAATAATACTGGTAGTAATATGTTAGAAATTCCACTACCTAAGTTCAATTACGGAGATACTGTGTATTACGATAATAGTGGAGAATCAATGAAAGGTTGTGTAATTAATATTAATTATAATATACCAAAATGTGTATGGAGTTACTTAGTATGTTTTGGTCCGTTAACAGGTGAATATTATTTAGTAGAACAACAATTATCTAAAAGAAAAACAGTATAATGACAGATAAACAAATAAAATCAATTTTAGATTATTTCAAACATTCTGATATAGTAGATTATCATGAGAGTGATGGATGGATGAGAGGCGGTTTATCATGTGTAAAAGATGAGTACCATCTAAGTATGTGTATATATGATGATGTACATGTAGGTTTTGATGTAAGATATAGATATAATGATGATTTTATTAAATATGATAGTATATATGAGATAGATAAAATAGAAATGACAGATTATATTAGATTATTTATAAGTTATATTAAAGACTTCTATACAGAAGAAAATAACTATAAAAAACAAGAATTTAATAAACTAATAAGGTTTGACGGAGAATAAGGTTTTAGTACCAAGTTTATTTCCAGAAATCTATGATATAAAAGATTTTATACAAGCAAGAAATTATCCGGTAATTCATCCTGATAGTTTTCAGTATTCAGAATATTGGTCAAAAGAAGAAAAAAAGTGCTTAGAAGGCTTTTGGGGAAAAGACTTTAGAGATGGTAAAGGAGGGTACAGATATGCATCTGGCCCTCTTTACTTTTATGTTAATTATGCTATTATAGCAGATGAAGATGAGAAAGGTAAGACAACAGCTAATATTATCCCCAAACTAAGAGATGTAGAATGGATTGTATTCTATGGATGGTTAGTAGCTAATGGATTTTCAGGATTCATGGATGACGATGAATATACCTGTAATTTAGTTATTAAAAAAATAGAAGATGGTATAGAGTTATCACCTAAAGAAAAAATAGAATTTGATAAATTAAAACATTTAAAAAAAGAAGATGGGTCATATAAAACCTATATAGATCCAATAGAATATTTATATCAGACTTTTGAGAAACCATTAGGACTTCCTATATATGATAATCCAGCTAAAGATTTCATGTGGTTAGCCTCAAGATCATTGGGAAAATCGGTTATAACTGCAGGTATCTTAGCCCATGTGTTTACATTCTTTGGTAAGAAATATTATGATGATGAATATATATATTCACCAGCAGGTATTGAAATAGCAGTTGGATCTGCGCAAGTAACTAAATCCACAGAGCTCTTAAAGAAGATGTCTTCTATATTGGAGAACTTAAAAACTGGTCCTGGATCATATGGTAAGCATGAAAGTTTTATTCCTGGATATTTCTATTTATCCACATCAGGATCAATGTCTCCTTCTAATAAATCCCCTTTCAGACATGAATATCAAATAAAAGAAGGTGGTACGTGGGTAACAAAAGGAACCGGAACAAAGTTAGTACACGTAGCGTGGGGAGATAATGCTGAAGCTGCAGTTGGAGGTAGATATCAAGTTATAGCCTGTGAAGAAGTAGGATTAGCAGATGATATACTACAAATACAAGGTGCTAATAGAGCAACAATGATCCGTAGAAATAAATTTGGGTCTTGTATGTATATTGGAACTGCAGGTAATATGGAGAAAATTACTGGATCTAAAATAATGTTTGAAAATCCAGATTCATATGATCTTGTGGAATATAAGGATATATGGGAAAACAGAATGAAACCTATAGGTTTATTTATTCCTGCATACTATAGAGATAATACATTCAAAGATGAATTAGGTAACACTAATATTCAATTAGCATATGAACAAGAATTAATAAACAGAAAAGGATTTGAATCCGCTCAAAACTCCTCTGCATTAGATAATTACATAATGTCTAATCCATTAGTACCTTCTGAAATGTTTATTTCAGGAATGTCTAATGTTTTTCCTACAGCCAAATTAAGAGAATTAGAAGCTTGGATGGATACTAAAAATATATTTAAAACATATGCTTCTATAGGAGATTTATCATGGGCAGGACCAGAAAGAAAAGCAGTACGTTGGACAGAAGATTTATCAACAAAAAGATTACAAAGACCTATTGTAGATTTAAACTTAGATAAATATAAAGGTAATTTACACTCATCCATAGTAATATATGAGCATCCTTCAGAAAATATTCCCAATCCAACTTATTACAGATCCCTGTATAAAGTTGTATATGACCCGGTAGCAGATGATCATGGTGGAACATCTTTAGCATCAATATTAGTATATAAAGGTTTTGCGGAAGAATCTTGGAATGGTGGTATGCAAGATGCTATTGTTGCAGAATATGTAGGTAGATATGATATCGTAGATGATATTCATGAAATAGCTGTAAAAATTGCAACATATTATAACGCAATGATACTGTATGAGAACAACCTTCCCGGGTTTAAAAATTATTGTGCTATGAATGGGCACATACATAGATTAATGATTTCTCCTTATGAAGCTATATCAAAAAGTGGTATTAAAACTTTTAGTAAGAAATATGAATTTGGAGTACATATATCTGAAGGATTAAAAACTCATTGTGAGCAATTAATTAGGAAATTATTATTAGAAAAATATAGAACCACAGAGGATGGAAGAAAAGAAGAAAATCTTTGGAAAATAAAATCTCCTAGATTACTTAAAGAATTAATTTCTTATAATAGAAATGGAAACTTTGACCATGTATCTGCAATGATGATATTAGTATTATGGTTATCACAAGAAAAAGAAAAGGTTATAGAAGAACAAACTAGTAAAGTAGATCCTAATAATGACCTAGAAAAATATTTTAAACAAACTATAAAAAAACCTAGAAATGGAATTTGGTTCTCGTAACTCAATATGGGATGATACTATAAATATTTTTAATCAAAGACTTTCTTGGAAAGAGAAGAAAGCTAATGATTTTGAATGGGCAAAAAAGTGTGCTGATTATATAGATGATATGTATTCTCCTTTAAAAGATAAAGATAGAGTAGATAGGATATTAATGAATTATGACCTATTTAATGGTATTGGTAATGAGGCTATGATGGAATATTGTTCCACACCAGAAGCAATGAATGTACTTCAAGAAGAAGGTTATTCTGGTGGTTATGAAAATATACAATATTATCCTGTTATAGATCAGATTGCAAAAGCACTTGTAGGAGAACAGCAACTTAGACCTTTAACACCAATAGCTGTAGATAGTAGTGAGCAAGCCATGAACTCTAGAAAAAGAAAGAGACTAGGGTTAATGCAAAATCTTTTGTATAAAAAAGTTGTGGAACCAATAATGATAGAAGTTACACAAAAGATAATGCAAGAACTTGGTGTAGAAGATCCTTCTCAATTACCACCAGAACAAGCACAACAAGTACAATCTCAAATACAATCTGAAATTGAAGCTGCTACACCGGAAGAAATTGAGAATTATATGAGAAAAGATTATAAATCTCCATCTGAAACTCAAGCTCAAGCTATAATTAATTTTCTAATGGATAAATTAGATATTAAATATATGACAGATGAAGCATTTAAACATCTTATAATATCTGGTGAAGAAATATATAGAGTAGGTATTAGACATAATATGCCTTTTCTAGAAATAGTAGATCCTTTAGGGTTTACAGATATTTCAAGACCTAATGGATTATTTGTAGAAGATGGTATTGCTGCAAAATATGAACAATATGTTTTATATAATGATATATATAATTGGCATGGTGATGAAATAGGAAATTCAACAGATATAAAGAAAAAATTAGATTCTTATATTGGATATACTAAATCTCCTGTTGAGATATTAACAACTAGAATGTTAAATGAGAATCCCTCTGCACTAGAATCTTTACCTGGATATAAATCTTTGGACCATCAAGATGCTCTTAAACAAATATTTAGTAGACACAAACTATCAAAGAAGGGTGGAGATATAAGATATGTACATATTACATGGAAAACTTTACGTAAATTAAGATATATAACTAGAGTTGAAGAAGGTAAAGAGATTAAATTTTGGATAGATGAGAATTATAAATTTAACCCTTTACATGGAGACATAAAAGAAGAAGAAGCATGGGTACCAGAAGTATGGGAAGTTACAAAAGTAGGTGATGGTAATGATACAATATATCTAGATATAGGACCTGTTAAAGGACAGTATAAATCTTTAACTAATCCATGGGATGTTAAATTACCTTATATTGGAGCTAAATATTCTAAGTTAATGGGTAATACAAAGAATATATCTCCAATGGATCTAGGGAAACCTTGGCAGTATAAGTTTAATATACAAATGGCAAGGATACATGAAACAGAAGCTTCAGATTTAGGTAAAATATTCTTAACATCATTTCATGCTAAACCTAAAGATTGGTCTTGGCAGAAATTTATGATGATGGCTAAGTATGGTAAAATATTACCAATAGATCTTACACAGGAAGGTGTTACACCTGCTGATGCTCAGATATTTAAAAGTTTAGATTTATCTACAGATGATAAAAAAGCAGGACAAATACAGTATTTGGAATTCCTTAGAAACCAGGTTGCTATCGCTATGTCCTATAATCCTTCAAGACTAGGAAGTCAATCTGCATCTTTAGCCGTATCTAATAATCAGCAAAATATTCAACAATCGTCATATCAGACTTATGATATATACAATCTACATAATAAAGTTGTAGAAAATCTTTTGAATGCAATATTAAATACAGCTAGAATTGCATTCAGAGATAATGAAAACATGAAAACTTATATACTAAGTGACATGTCAATTGCAGAGTTAGAAATAGATAATGAACTCTTAGAAAGATCTGAATTAGGTATTAAACTAAAAAACTCTGCTCAAGATCTAGAGAATATTCTAGAGGTTAAAAAATTAATGCAACCTATGGTCCAGAATGGGTTAATATCCTTTCCAGAACTAATTAGAATGCAATTTTCAAAATCAGCTTCAGAATTAATGAATATAGCAGAGAATGCAGAAGCTAAAATGATAAAACGTCAAGCAGAACAACAACAGGCACAACAACAGCAAATGGAACAACAAGCACAAATTGCACAACAATTAGAACAAATGAGACAGCAATTCCAAATGGGAATGCAACAAATGAAATTAAAATCTGAAGAAAGACAATCTGAAATTGAAAGTACCAGGTTTGCACAACAACAGGATATTGATCAAAATAATGTTGCTGATGTAAATGAAAGAGAAGCTCTCAGATTAGAATTTGAATTATATAAATTTGACAAGGAATATGAACTTAAAGAATTAGAATTAAAACTAAAGTATAACGATAATTCAGGGAAATTAAAAGTTGAATTATCAAAGTTATCTCAGGATAAAGAATTAGAAATGAAAAAGCTAAAAGACAATTTAGAAATTAAAAATAAAGAAATTGCAGTAAAAAGAACTCAGAAAAAGAGTAAATAATGCTCGATTATTAGAAAAAATATGATATTTTATAAACTAATTAATACATTAAAATAAACAATTAAATCAATTTTGCATGGAAAATATATTTGAATTAAATCTACCAAAAACGTTTGCAGTAGATCCTAATGAGTTTGATGACAATCAAAGTAAACCAAAAGATGGATCATCTAATTTAGATCCTGATACTGAAGTAGAAACTGACGCTGATTTAGATGAAGAAGATAAAGTAGTTACTAAAACTAAAGAATCTTTTACACCTAAAGAAGAAGAAACAGAAGAAGACTCTAGTGATGATAATGGCACATCTATTATAGCAGAACTTGCTAAATTAGAAGTTAAAAGTGGATTATTTGAAGGATTAGAAGAGGAGGATATTCCAGAAGATCTTACTCCTGAACAATTATCTTCTTTATATAGAAAGTCTTTAGAAATAAAAACTGAATCATTAAGGAGTGAAATTATTAAAGACGTAACAGCATCTGTAGAACATCATGCTAAATATGTAGAGTATCTAGTAAATGGTGGAAGTCCGGAAGCAGTTCAAGAAGCTATTGGATTTAATAAATTAATTGAACTTAGTGTTGATGATGAAGATAATCAAAGAACATTGTTAACAGCCTTGATGGAATATAAGCAAGTACCAAAAGAAGATATTCAAGATATTGTTGATGGTATAATAGATAAAGGTAAAGGTGAGCAGAGAGCTAAACAAGCAATAGAAGATTTTAAAAAGATAGAAGATTCTATTCTTGAAGATCACAGGTTAGAGCAAGAACGTATTAGAAATAAGCAACGTACAGATCTTGAAAACTACAGTAATTCAATAAAGAAAGTAGTTGCAACAGGAGAGGTTAGTGGTGTTAAAATATCAAAAACAGACCAAGATAAGATTTTAACTGCAATGTTTACTCCATCTGAAGTTGTAGAATATACAAATGACGCAGGAAAAAAAGAGAAAACAAGAGTAACAAAACTACAAGTTTTACAAGCGGAACTTCAAAATGATCCTGCAAAACAAGTGGCATATGCATTATGGTTATTAAATGGTTCTGATTTCTCATTTGCAAAAAAACAAGGTAAAGAAGAAGAACAAAATACATTAAGAGATTTACTTAATTCTAGAAATCCTTCCAAGACTGGTAAGACTAATACAACAAGTAAGTCAAAATATAATAAGTTTATTAGCGACCTTGGAGGTCAAGTTTAAATAAAATAAAAATGAAGCAATTTAACTCTAAATTTAAAATTTACGAAGAGCAGACCACTCATAAACAATGGTCAAACTACGCGTCAGAAAATGTACTTTTACAAAATTATAATAAAGTACATCCTGTTACAGATTTAACAGGTCCTGTTATGGAATACCTGACTACTAATAAACCTTCTTTAGCTGGTAAGAAAACTCCACTACAAGATTGGTTACAGACTACTGGTAGAATTAGAACTATTAGTACAGATGAGTTTACTTGGAAAATGAGAGGTACATCTCAGATTAAATCTAAATCCATGGAGAATTTAAATCCGGGTGTAGATTGTCCAGGAATTCAAAATACAGAATTTCGTATTAAGTTAGATGTAGAATGGTTTGTTACTGGTGATAGACTTGCAGTTGATATCAGAAAAGATGTACTTGTTATAGTAAGAGGGTTACCTATCGCAGATGGTACCGGATATATCTATAATGTAGTTATAAATGATACTGATGGAAGAACGTATTTCCCACCAGAATTATTGGAACCAAATTTAAATTGGATTAAGATAGATTCTATCTATGGTGAAGCATCATTAGATTATGGATCTTTTTATATGGCTCCTTCAGAATCATGGTTACAATTTAAAGGTAGCATTACAGATTATGGTAAAGCTGTAGAAGTAACTAATAAGGCACACTCATTAAACCTTAAAATGGTTTCATGTGATGCTAAAGGAATGGAAACAGATACATATCCTGCACAAATTATAAGCTTAATTGAAGCTGAATTTATTTCTCAAGCTAAATGGGAAAAAGAATTAGGTATCTATTTTGGTAGAGCTCTAGGAAACCAGGTTATAGATAAGAGTTCAGGTTATAAAATTAGAGCGGGAGCAGGTTTATTGGAGTATTTGGAAGATGGTAACGTTATTCCTTATCCAATGAATGGTGGTAGTATTTCAATGTTCGTTGAATATTTACAACAAATATGGTTTGATAGAATTCCTATTTCAGAAAGAAAAGTTAAAATATATACTGGAACAGGAGGTTTCGGTTTGTGGAATAATTGGTTAAAGGCAGAATATGCTGTTACACCTATTATGGCTAAATATGATGATTATATTGGAAAAGGAGAATCTTTTGGTCCAAATTCTGGTCCAGCTCTTGCTTTAAAGAATCCTTATTTCAATGGATATCAATCTTTTCCTTTTGGACAGATTTCTGTTGAATACTGGCCAATATTAGATTCTACATTCTTAAATGGTAATGTATTACATCCTGAAACCGGTTTACCAGTATCTTCTTATGATTTTATTATCATGGATGTTGGTACAGGAACAGGTCTTGATGGTTCTAATATAGAATTATTAAAGAGAGAAAATCATGAAGTATTTACTTATATTTGTGGAGTATGGTCACCTGCAGGTCCTATAAATGGTGTTAATACTAAAGGATATGTGGCAACACATCCAGGAAGATCATACAAACTTACTCATACAGATTCATATGGAATTAGAGTAAAAGATGTAAGTAATACAGCTTTATTTACAATGGATATTGTTTAAGATTTCTTTTCCCCAAAACCTTTAATTTTAAAACAAAAATAAAAATTAAAGAAAAAATATGTCAGAATTCGTAACAATTAAAGCCAGACCCGGTAGTAAAAAGTTTGAAACCAGAGAGAGTGGAATGTACTATAATACAGTTTCATCAGATGGAAGTGAGAAACAATTATCTAAAAAATATGATAATGAGAGATTTCCACAATCAAAACAATTTTTCAGAATACCATGGTCAGGAACATTAAGAAGATGGTTACTGCAAAATGATGAGGGAAAAGATGTATTAGATGGTACTACAATAAAAGAATTAGTTAAAGATTGTAGATTTCAATATCCTAAAGAACATCGTAGATCAGGAGATTATATTCTTGAAGCAGATATATATGACCCAAATGATGCTTTCTTTAATCATAAGAAATGCTATGTAAAAGGTGAAGAAGGTAATACTATATTAGCTTTAAGTGATCCTTTACATAAATTAGTTTTATATGGTTTGAGAAAGCATCCTAAATTTCAAATTGCTGGTAATACTAATGCAATAGCTTCTGCAGGTACTAAATATATTATCGTTGATAATATTAAAGGTAAAGAAGAGAAGAAAGCTGTAAGAAGTAAATCTTTAGAAGCAACTACTAAGTTTATGGCATTAACTGCTGATAAAAAGTTAAAGGTTGCACTAGCAATGGGATTAGTAGCAAATGAAAATATAGATCCAGATACTGTAGATGATCTGTTATATAACGCACATAAAGATGTAAGTCCTATAAAAGATCTTAATATAACAAGACAAGATTTGTTTCTACAAGTATGTAATTTAAATCCGGAGGATCTTAATTTAAAAACTAAAATATCTAAAGCTAAATCTTTAGGTTTCTTAAAAAAACAATCTGATAAAGGATGGTTGCTATTTGGATCTGTAGTTGGTAAAACACAAGAACAAGTAGAATCTTATATGTTAAATCCTGATCATTCAGATTTATTAATTAGATTAGAAGAAGCATTGGCTGATAGTAGTAAATAATGATAGCTGCAACTGTATTACAGGAAGATTACAGGAGACATCTAAACCGCAGAAATACAGATTGTGAAAAATCAATTTCAATAGCTGACGGTGATGCTTATATTAATGAAGCTATAGATGTTATCTTTGAGAATTTTGCTGTAAAATTTGAAACAAATGATTTATTAAGAAATCATTTACGACAATTAGAAGTTGCAGAATATGAAGTACCCGTTGAGAAAAATGATAAAATATCAGTTAAAATAACATATCCAGAAAGGTTTTATAAGTTAACTAGTATGTATGTTATAGGTTGTAATAAAGATTGCAAAAAAGAAAGGAGAATTAATGTACATGTTATACAAACATCTGATGTTAATAAATCCTTAAAAGATTCATACTGGAAACCTTCATATCAATGGGAAAGATCTTTTGGGCATGAAGTTGGAGATGGGTTTTTAATTTATCATAATTGTGATTTTGAAATTAAAAAAGTAATCATTAATTATCTTAAAAAACCTAATCATATCCAAACACCTAGTTTAACAGTTAATAAATATTATGTTAAATCTAATGGTGAAAAAGTTACTCAAGATATTGGTTTAGAAATTGATAGTACATTTTTTTGGAGAAAAGTTACTAGGCTAGCTGCAGTAAATACTTTGTTAGATAAAGGTGATATTCAAGATTACCAAGCAGAGATGCAGCAATTATTAAGTATAGATAAAATATTTTTAACATAAACATTAATTAAAAAATGAGAAAAGCTTTTGAAAGTTTATTGTTTTCATGCAAAAATCAAGGTTTATATCCTGCTGATCAGGATATCTTTGATTGTGATGGAAACGTACTAGTAGGACCTGGACAGATTGCTGTTTGGGATCCTAGGAGTAAAAAATCACTTGGTCCAGGTATCACTGTGGCTGATTATGATAAAATTGTGGTTTCAGTTGGTATTGATCAATATAATCTGAGATCTAATTTTGCAGAAGAATTATATGGATGTAATATTAAAGCTGCATCTGCTGAAGGATCAAAATGTGGAGTTCCACAAATTGTAGATTTATTTTATGGATGTATACACTGTGATGATGAATTTGCAGTAGCAGTTCACGTTGATAATAATAAAACAAAAAATCAATTCCCATACAACAAAAAAGCTATTTATACTGCTACTGCAAAACTTGATTGTTGCTCATGTGATAGTTGTGAAAATGGTGTTGATTGTCATAAACTTTCATGCTTATTGAAAGATCAGTTTGAAGGTGAAAGACGTGCTCCTCTATTAAAGAGAAGTACAATGCTTCCTGCTAAAACTAACAAATATCCTAAAGGTTTCACTACACATATTTTATATGGTGGAGATGATGTTACAAAACTTACTACTAAAGTATTTTGCGTAAATCCTGTTAAAGATACTTGTACTGGAGATTGTATTCATGCTGATACAGCAATTACTGAAGTAACTTTTAATGGTACAACTGTCCCTTTGAAATTTACTGTAGATAGTGCAGATCCTACTAAAACATTATTGTACCAATTAGATTCTGTTGTAAAACAAATTAATAAAGCATTAGATGGTAATGGTTCTGCAGCTGTAACAAAAGGATTTGGAAAATGCTGTCCATATAGACTTGAAGTAAATACTTGTTTTACAGATTTTGCTATTACAGGTTTAACAGCATGTGAAGAATATAATCCTTTTGCTAAAGGTGTTCCTCAAGCATCAACATGTAAAAACTGTGAATTACCACCTGCTGATAAAACATTTACTTGTGGTTTAAGATTTATTGCAGATCCTATTGAATTTGAATGTGGTTGTAATCCTAATTTGAATCCTATTTATGATAAAGGAAATAGTATTTCAGTATTCCCTGTAAAAGGATTTACTTGTGATTCATGGGCTGTTGTTGAAAGACAAAAAGCAGAATTACCTGAGAATTTAGGTTATGATTGGTTATTGAGAGAGTATAAATCTGATGTAAACGGAAGAGGAAGAAATCATGATAACTATGAATGGTCAGGATATGGATATAATGGTTTACCATTAGATAGAGGAAGAACATCAGGAATTTCTCCTTGTGTAAATTGTGCAGGACAATATTGTTCATATGTACTAGAACATAATACACCTAGACATGATTTTAGTGTCCATGGTCAGTATTCAGAATATAGAGGAAGAACAATAGTTCTTATTCCAACTGAAGATTCTATTACAAGAACAGAATTTGAAGCAATTATTAATCCTTATTTAACATCTCAAGGATGTCCAATTAAAAAGGAGATTACTTGTGCTATTGATCAAGATCAAGTACAAAATCCAGAATATCCTGATTATAATGGAGATTTAAGAGTATAAAAAATAATTAATGAAAGTATTTCTTACGCAGGGAACTGCATATAAAATAGTTAACGGTGAAAGGGTTTCAGTTTCAGAGATTGAAGCCCAATCTCCTTCTCCATGTGAATGTAGATTAGATTGTTGCACTGGTGGGTTATATCTTAAGGATATTGCTACTAAGCAATTAAATGTTATTTGGATTGAAAATGGTGCTGTTGTTACAGGAACTGTTGAAGATTTTAATACAGCAAGATCTGCATACTAATGAATTGTAGTTGTATACGTAATAATTTTAATTTTCATATAAAGGTTCTCTCTTGTGGAGAGCTTTTATATGAAGATTTATCTAATTGGATGACTGAAGATTATTATGTAATTCCAGAAGACTATGAAGTTTCAATTAAATTTCCATCAGATACAGAGATAAAAGTTGTTGTTGATACTGAGCAATCTACAAAATTAAATGCTTCAGAATTAATACATACAGCTTGTTTTCCAGATGGAATTTATTGTTTTTCAGTAGAATCTTGTGGTAAAAAATATACTAGAAATAAAGCTATAGTCTGCAATACAGAATGTAGATTAGCAAATTTAATAAGAGAAGCATCTAAAGAAAATAATAAAGAAAAATGGGAAGAAGTGATAAAACTTAAAGCCTCATTAGATGCAATATATGCTCATTCTGAATTAGGAAATTTTGAATTAGCAAATGAAGAATATAAATACTTAAAAAAGAAATTAGATAATTTAAACTGTAAATGTTAAATGCATACTAATACACCTTGTAATCCGTGTTCTTGTGTGGCTACTCATACAGTACCAACTCCAACACAACCTTGTAAAACAAATAAGTGTATGCAGTTAGGACATATACTTGTAGAAGAATGTAACTCTGTTGGACCATGTGGAAATATAGGTACAATAGATTTATCTTGTTATAAATATACATGTGATAATCCAGAAATAAAAGTATATAGTAATTCACATCCTGAATTAATAGAAGTTGTAAATATTACAAAGTCTTTATTTACTTTTAGAACAACATCCTTAGCAAAAGGAGGAGAAAGAGTGCAATTTACAATTTTTGCTAGATGTAAAGGAGATTGTCTAGTACTTTCAGATTATAGCACAATTACAATCTATATAAAAGATTTATGTAGACATAATAATTGTACTAATACACAAAAATGTAATCCTTGTACAGGAGTATGCGAGGATTTGGATCCAGAAATAATTATATCTGATAATACAATATTTAGTACTCCTACATTAAATAATGAAATTTATATATCATAATGATAACACCATCTTTAGTAAATATTGTAGGAAGTATTGTAAAACAAACTATAAAAGTAACTAATGGTCCAACTCCAAATTCACATGGATATGTAACATTAAGTTATGATCCTAATTGGACAATTATAGGTTCTACATTACAAAAAGGTTCTTTAGTAGGAAATACGTGGACAATAGGTTCAATGAATCCTGGAGAAGTTGCTGTAGGTGAAATATCTTTTTCATTAACTAGTGCTCCATCTGTAGATACTTTATTTACATTTATAGCAGTTGTTAACGCAGATATGGATACTATAACAAGCAATAATTCTTTACAAGATAAAGTTCAGTATAAAACCCTTTCATGTAACAATGACGATCCTTGTGCAGATCCTACAGTTCCTGTAATTGAAATTACAATACCTGTAAAATATGAAATTCCGTTTAAGGTACCTGTAAAATGTGATATCGGTAAAACAGCTTTTGTATTGGGTGATACTGATAATGTAACAGTGGATATAGATCCTTTTACAGGAGAAGGTATTTTAACACCGGATGATATTACTCTCCCATATTCATTTGAAGTTTTTACACATTGTAAAACAAAATGTAAAACACATGTATTTGGTCCTCATATAGTTAAAGGATTAGGTGTATGTCAACCACAGGTTGTAGCAGAAGATACAGAAGTTGAAGGTACTATAGCTGTTGAAAGAACTATTGATCTTTTGTTTTTAACAACATTTAATAGTACATGTGAACCTGTAACTTGGAATGTAGTTTCAGATACTTCTGGTACTGCTATAGTATCAGGATCTTTAATAACATATACTCCTCAAGATAATAACGAAAGTATTACATGGAGTGCAACTTGTGCTAATGGAACAACAATTGACGAAGGTGTGATACTAATAAGTACTCCACCAGTTACCTTAGATCTAAATGATGGCACAAATAATGACATCCCTTGTATGATAATTAACTAAACCCAAACAACTATGATTACAAACTTAGGTTTTGACTTATCGGGATTAGGTGGTTCTAATCCTGAGTATTTTGCCTCACCGGCAGCTTTGGTTACCAGATTAAATACTTTAACAGGAGCAACGTGGACATATAATGCTACCACTTGTAAATTTGAGAGTATTAATTATCCTGGCGCACCACCTGCTATTGACACCAGATACCGTGTAGATTTTGTTGACACTAATGCAGACTCAACAGGATTTTGTAATGCTGGAGCTCTTGATTTTAATGCTTTTAAAACAATTGATTTAACAGCTTACGGTGGAGCAGCTTTTGCAGCTGTAACTAGTTCTGCAGATATCGTTACTGCTTTTGCAGCTTTATCCCCTTCATTGACAGTTAATGTTAGTGGTTGCCAACTTGAAATTATAAATTGGAATGTTGCTGCTACACCAACTAATGTTGAAGTTAATAATGTTAAAATTGCAGATGTAGAAGATGGTTCAGGAAATGATTTAACATGCGCTGATTATTAATAGTAATTGAAGACTTGTAATAAATGTACTTCCAATTTTAGTTCAGATGTTGAATGTTGCATTAAATCTTGTAATGAGGTTTGTGCAACATTTGACATTGATGATATTTTATATTCTATAAAAGAGAAGATATCGGAGTATAGCAAATCTTTTTTAGATGATTTAAAATACGGGTTTAAGTGTAAACCCGATACACAATTTAATATTAATAAACTTTCTGCTCAAAAATGGGTATTAGAAAATTTATCTAAGTTTAAAAATTGTTTCTGTGATTCTGATTTACAAATTATAAAAGAGGATATACAAACAACAGTTAGTTGTAAACCTATTTGTAAAAAAGATCTAATAATAGATGATTCTTTAGTTTTAGAATGGAATAAAAATAATCCTTATTGTATATCTAAAGAGTTATGGGAAACACTAGTGTATAAAGTATGTGGAGAGTTATCAATAAAAGTTGATATATCTACAGCTTGTAATTTAATATTTGATATTTATACTGAAGAAAAACATTGTGATTTAATAAATAGTATATCTATTAAAAATCATGAAAAATGTGAATTAGATTTCAAAGCACAAATAACAAAGAAAGATGAATGTAAACTTGAATTTAAAAAGTTAATTCAAATTCATCCTAAATGTAATCTAACACTTCATAAGTATACTAAATTAATTAATGAGTGTAATTTAAATTTCGATATTATAAATGAAATTTATAATTGCAATTTAAAAGTTCAATTTAAAAATAGCACTCCTTATTTGTATACTAAATCTTCAAATTATTGTATTCAAGATTTAAAATTTAATGTAAAAGATAAATCTTGTTCCTTAAAAGAAACTATAGAAAAAATTATAAAAAATGTTTAGAGAAATAACATTCTGCGTAACAGATATAAAAGATGGACAATTAGCTTGTAAAAATCCTAAAATAGCATGGATAACAGATGGTGCACAAGCAATAGCATGTCCAGATAAAAAAGGATGTATTACAATTAAAGTTCCAGATAATGTTTCAGGATGTGTTTCCGGAGAAGTTATTTGTGAAGATTGTGGTAAATGTCCGCCAAAACCATTTAAAATATGTCCATGTAACACTTCTGCAGATTGTGATATTTGTGAGAAATGTGATAATGGATTATGTGTTAAATTATGTGATGGTGAATGTGTAAATGGTGATTGTGTAGGATGTAAAGGAAATGAGGATTGCGAAGGAGGAAGAATTTGTGTGGATGGAGATTGTAAATGTCCTTCAGGATCTAATTTTGTAAATGATAGAAATGAATGTGTATCTTGTTTAGATAATAATCATTGTGATAAATGTCAAGTTTGTGTAGGTGGAAAATGTGTTGGAAAAACATGTGATCAAACTTGTGATCCTACTACAGGAGAATGTATAGAATGTATAAATTCAGGACACTGTTCTTCAAGAGAAGATGGTAAAAACTGTTGTAAAGATAAACAGTGTGTTTGTTGCGAACGTTATGTTTTTAATTTAGCATTAAATAAATGTGTTGCAAAACCAGAATGTACAACAGATACAGAATGTCCTAAATGTGAAATATGTGTAAATGGTAAATGTCAACCAAGGACATGTCCAGAAAGAACTATATGCATAGATGATAAATGTGTTGCTATATGTGATTGTAGTAATCCTATTTGTAATAGAAATTCAGCATGTACTAGATATAATTCTACAACATGTATATGTGTAACATGTGATGGTGATTGTACAGATAATTCTCATTGTGGGGATTCTTGCTATTGTAATAATGGTAAGTGTACACCAAATCCTTGTAATAAAGCATGTTCTACAGGAGCAGATTGTGGTCCAAATTGTGGATGTTTGAATGGAAAGTGTGTACCATGTTCATCAGGTTCTTGTGCAACCAATAATTGTACACAAATAGATGGATGTAAATGTATAGGTACTACTTGTTCAGGAGACCCTTGCACTGGTCCATGTGAAAACGGATCTGATTGTGGAGAGAATTGCGGATGTTCAAATGGTAAATGTGTGTCATGTGATAAATTATCATGCGATGAATGTGCTGTTACACTAGGTTGTAAATGTACAAATGGAAAATGTTTACCTGTTCCTAAGTGCAATGGAAATTGTACATCTTCTGCAGATTGTCCATTAAGTTGTACTTGTATTGGTGGCAAATGTGTATCATGCTCGTCATTCTCATGTAATGATTGTGCTAATTATGAAGATTGTAAATGTATAGATGGTAAATGTGAAGGAGAACCTGGTTCTAAAAATTGTTCTCAAACGTTTACTTTAGAAAAGTTTGATTGCGCATTTAAAGCAATACAATCAAAAGATTTTTGTTGTGCATGTCCAGAATTAAATATATCTGGAAAATTAGCTACTATAACATCTGGTGGTAGTACAATTTTTGGTAAACCTGCTAAAGATTATAAATTTACATATGAGATATTAAAAGGAGGAGTTTTTTTAGAAGATGTTAATTTACCTATATCTGGTAAACTTAAATTCACAACTATTTTTAAATATAAAATAGGTGGAACTTCTTATACAGGATCTGATTCTCAAATTATAGATATAAGTAATAAATCTACATTTGATGTTACATTTACATTATTAGATTATGGTATAAATGGTGATATTATTATAGAAGGATATGAATTAAAAATAGAACAATTAACAAATATACAATTAAAGAATGATTGTACTTATAAAGTACCTACAGATCCTTTATTAGTTTCTAAAGATATATTTACAAAATTATCAGTAGGATTATCTTTAAATGCAACAATAAAATCTAAAGATTGTAGAGCTCCATTATTTACATGGTATAGAGGAGCAACTGCAAATAATATTTCAGAAAAAGTTAAAGAAGTCTATGCGTCTAATGGTGCAGAAGGATGGATAGATTATATATCCTCATGTGAAGATGGTTTTTGTTCTGGTTATTATTATAAAGTAATTTCAGATTGTGGTTGTGATACTGAAACTCCACCATTAAGAGCGATATTCTGTCCTAAAGATTTATTAGCTGCATATAATATGGATAGATTTAAATATACATTATTAGCATGTGGTACTAAATTTAAAATTACAGATATGTTCAATAATTGTCCTATAAATTCAAAGGATAATAATTGTCCAAAATGTCCTGTAGATTCTAATGTTAAATATATATTAAAATTATATACAGAAGATGGTTTGGTAAAACAAGAAGTTTTTAATTTTAATTTAGGGGCAGAAGTAATTGGATATGAGTATACTTCTACAAAACCAATTATAAAAGTAAGATTAGAGCATTCTCAAGATTCAGAATGTAATGTTGAATTTTCACATACTGCAGGAGTAGATTTAGATATAACTATTAATTGTGATGATAATTCTGTTGAAGTTAACACTGGTATTGCAGCATGTATTGTTTCCATATATAGTGGAGCAACATTAATTTCAACATTAAATACAAATGCATTAGGTAAAGCTATATTTACAGGATTAACATCTAATGTAGATTATACTGTAAAAACAAATTGTGATTCATGTCTTGCTGAAAAAATATTTAGAATGAACTGTTGCTCACAATTAAATACATCTATAACAGGATCTTATAATATTATTAACGGAAAATTAACAGTTAATGCACTTCCCGGTGATGCTTTAAAATCTTATAGCTACCAAGTAGATGGTAATGTTTTGCATTCAGGATCTTCTTCTGAAATTTTTGATGCTGTATTAGATAATGGAACTCATATATTATTAGGAACAGATAGTTCTGGATGTACTTATGGTCCAACAGAATTTTCTGTAGATATATGTCCAAATGTTAATATAGTTATTGATGCATCATATGATAGTACTATTGGATTGGAAAAAATAGTTATAAATAGTGTTTCAGGAGGAACATCTCCTTATACAGTTCAAGTAACAAATAGTTCAAATGTAGTAGTTAGAACACAATCAAATGTTAGTGTACTTCCTATTTTATTTGTAGCATCTGATTTACCAGATGGTATATATGTAGTTACAGTATCTGATAGTAATGGATGTAATAATTCTGTAAATATAAATGTTCAAAAAGGTATTTTATGTTCAACAAATCCTGCGGATATAAATGCATCTAGACCATATCCGGGAAATACAACTATGTGCGCACCTAATATTCAATCAGATATTTTTGTAAATAATAGTTTTGCACCATATACAGTTGTAGTTTCTAAATCTCCAAATATTCCTCAACCGTTAGAAGGATTTATAAATGGAGGAAATAGTTCTAGTGGAAATATTGTTTTTGCAGGAGTAATAAGTTCTCAAGATAAATATACTGTTTCTAATTTAACAGATGGAATATATAAATTTACTGTCACTGATAGTAGAGGTTGTACAGATTCTATAGAAATAAAAGTAGATTGTACATGTCAAAATGATATTGTGTTTGATAGCCAAGGTATAGTTTGTGATTCTTTAGATCAAGATCATATTTTAAATATTAATGGTATAACTGGCGGTGTTGATAATACTTATAGAATAAGAATATATAGTACAAATGATTGTAGTTTATTACCAATTATAGATACAACTGTAGTAGGTAACGGACCAAGATCAATTATTATTCCTGAAATATCAACAATTCCTTATGGTCAAGATTATTCTATAAAAGTAACTTCCGGCAATTGTACAACAACATGTATACTTGCTGCTGCACCAGATTGTTCTGGAGGTGGAGGAGGTGGAAACCCTGGTTGTCCAATAAATACATCTAGTTTTTCAATAACAGGAGGATGTACACCAACAGTAACAAATAATAGTACTGCAACTGTAAGATTTTCATGGGCAGAATTATCTAATACTAATTGTACAGGATCCACTGCTGCTGCACAAGGTCCAGTATCTATAGCTGCAGGAGCATCTCATACTTTTAATCCTTTTTCATATCCTCAATTAGGGCATAGTTGGACAGCATTATATGCACCACCAGTAGGAGACCCATGTGCTGTTGCAGGATGTTATACTGCATGTACTGGACCAAGTTCTTGTACATTAACTGATGATCCTTTATTAGAGTGTGTAAGAGCTAGTTCATATTGGAGATTAAAAATAACAAATACAAATACCGAAGCTGTATTCTTTACAGTAGATGGTGTATTACAAGGAACTTCTATTTTACCAGGTGGTGTTAAATTTATAAATTATCCATCACAAGTTACAAAAACAGTTGCTTTTAAATGTGTTGCTGATCAAACAGTAACATCTGGACCAGTAACTATAACATTAAACTGCTAATGAGTAATTGTCAGAATTGTTCTAATAAATGTTTTGAGCATACATCAGGAAAGTGTGTAACTTATAATGGGGAATCCTTTCCTGATGTAAATGTTATTCAAAATAATAATGTAGAAAGCGTTATAGAAGGTCTTGCTAAAGCAACTTCTGACTTAAAAAGTTTTGTAGAAGAGTGCTCTGCATGTAATAATACAAGTAATGAAAAAATAGCTGAAGTAGATTTTAGTTATGTAAGTTCTAAATCTGTTACTTCTAATTATCATGAAATAACTGTAGAAACAAAACCTTCTGAAAAAGATATTTCTCTTTTATATTCTATTCCTGAATTACCATCTGATGCACAAGTAATTTCATCAGATATAAGAATTAATGGCAAAAAGAATGGATATACAGGAGAAATATATAGTTCATCTAATTTAAATGATGGTATTACTTTACAGCCAGATAATTTTCCTGCAACCTTAAATAGTAAAATAAAAGTACTAACTAAAGATGGGGAGAGATTAATAACATCTAATGTAGATTTAGATCCTTCTGGAAAAGTAAGTACAACATCATTTACAAATGAAACTTATACGCAATCTAAACCTAGTACACAAGATGAGTTTAATAAACTTTTACTCACTAGATTAGAAAATTTAGAATCATCTTTTAAAAATATATCTAAAATTTCTACATCATCTTTTACAGGTACTATACAAGAAGCTATATTAAATATATATTCTAAAATAGCTACTTTAGAAAACTGCATCAAAGATTTAACATCATTAAATATAAATACTCAATGTGATGAATGTGGAACTAATCAAACTAGTGCTCCAAAAGCATTAGAAGATTTATATTCAAAATATTGTCAATTATCTGGATTATACACTTCTAATAGAGCTGATATATCAAGATTAGGTGAACAAGTTAGATCTAATACACAATTAATAGTAAATACAGGATCAACTTCAGGAATAGGAACATCTTCTGGATCAAACTCAGGAAGTTCATCTGGTGGATCTAGTGGTGGAGATTCTGGAGATTCTAATGGTGATAATAATAATTTACCAACATATACATATTGTTGTACAGGAGCTGGTTGTAAAAAACAATTAGCAAGTTTACCTTGTACTGGAAGTTCTTATCCTACGTTAGATGAATGTACTGCAGAATGTAGTATTATTTCTCCTCCAACAGGATCAGATCCTGCATCTACTGGACCATGTGATGTTATTATATTATATAATCATTCATCAACATGTTCTAATCCTACTGGTAATATTGAAGCTGCTGTGAATAACCTTAATAATAATTTCACATATACAAAAGCAGAGTATTTAACAGGAGGTAGTAATTGTGCATATAATATTAAAGCTATATGTGGAACTAATAAATCTACTATATTTAAAACTAATTTGTATTTAGGTGTAAATGGTTTAGCATCTAATATAAAGACATGGGTAGAAACAAACTGTCCTTGTCAAGAAACAGGTTCTGATTGTGATACTATAAAAAATCAATTAACAATTATACCTAAATTTGGTACTGGAACAGTATATTTTGAAGTAACAAAATCAGGAACAAGCTTTCAAACTAGTTATGAAAGAATTAGTAAAACTAAAGTGTCTGCTCCTAATACTATTTCAATATCTGATTTATCAGCAGGAGATACATTTAGTGTAGAATTTTCTTTTAATTTAGATGGTAAAATATGTACCTTCATAAAGGATTTTACAGTACCTTCTACTACAGATCCTTGTGCAGGATTTTCAATAGATACTGTTACATATAATTCTCCTATATTAACTGTCAATTTGACAGGTGGTACTGGACCATTTATATATAAAGTAGACGGTATAGTAGTCAATATAGCTAATGTAACTCTTTCTGTTGGAGCGCATACATTGTTAGTTACAGATAGTAAGGGATGTGAAGTTACAAAGACATTCAATGTTGCCAATCCTGATACCAATTGTGTTGCAATTGATGATTTTGGTACAAATCAACAACAGGTTCTTTGCGATGGTAATTTAACGTGGGAATATGATCATAAACTTAGATTTTCTATACAAAATCCAATATCTACAACATTAGGTATAGATTTTAAGATGAAATATACAGATTGTTTGGGTAATATAATAATAGAAGATCATACCACGACTATAGTTGCAGGAGAATTATATACTGAATATGAATATAAAGCAGAATGGTCTGCTGATTGTGGGCAAAATGGATGTCAAAAAGAGTACAGAGTATTTGATAGAATGGTATCTAATACTAAAAACTATAGTAAATGTTAATAATGAATAAACTTTAATATTCATTTGTAGAATATACTAAAAACTGATAATTTTGCTCAAAATTAAGTTTAATGAGTAATAGATCAGAATTTATTAAAGAGATTTTTTACAATGGTAAAAAAGAAGAATGGAAATACTATTCAGATAAATATGGGTTTAGAGATGGAAAACAAGCTAATGATTATTATAGATGGTTTGTAAGATCAGGAGCTGTTGAAGGAGTTTGGGAGCCTTCGTCATTTATGTCAGATGTAGATATTGATAATAATTCAATGAATACTTCAAATAATGATGGAGAGCAAAGTGAAATAGAAACTCAAAGTTCAGAACCAGTTGTACCTGTAGGAGCAAGAGTAACTAAAATATGGGGTAAACCAGGTAATTATTCTTATGCTTATGAGTTTGCAGATAAAACTGATACCGATATTAGAACTCAGATATTAAACGAGTTTAAAGAATATTCTCCAAAACCTATTCCATATTATGGACATACATATTCAGATAAAGGGATAACCTATTTATTATCTTTACCGGATATGCATTTTGGTAAAACCCATATAGAAAAATCTGTTGAAGATTTCCTAACAGCAATAGATGAACTATTGGAAAGAGTTAAACATTATCATATTAATAAGATAATTTTGCCAATAGGTAATGATTTATTTCATTCAGAAGGAATTTCACAATCTACTACAAAAGGTACTAGAATGTTTGATTATGTAGAATGGAAGGAATGTTTTAATATAGTATGGAAATTATTAGTTGATAAAATAGATATGTTATCTAGAATAGCTCCTATAGAAATTCCAATAGTATTAGGAAATCACTCTGAAGCTAGAGAATATTATTTAGGATGTTTATTAGATGCTTACTATACAAATAATAGTAATGTGACAATTTTAAATGATACTTTTCCTAGAAAATATATACATTTTGGAAGTGTATTATTAGGATTTGATCATGGAGAATTAAAGCCACATGAATATCCATTATTAATGGCAACAGAAAGACCAATGGCATTTTCAAAGTCAACAACAAGAATAATGTTATGTGGTCATTTACATTCTCAACAGAATTATGAAATTAAAGGTGTGCATGTGAGATTCTTACCATCACTTTGTCCTTCTGATGAATGGCATAATAAAATGGGATATGTTTCACAAAAAGCCGCACAAGGATATAAATTTAATAATGAAGGCTTATTAGGATACGAAGAATTTAGATTATAATTGAGAAAAGGACAAAATTTAAGCAACCGTGAAGTAATACAATCCTTCATACATCTTCTTAGTGACCGAGGAGGTCCGGTGAGTAGCGATTCTTCTTTGTCCGAAGAACTTTATTATTATCATATTCTAAGATTTAGAGCAAGATTATTAACTCAAAAACTTAGAGAAAGAGGTTACTCATTATCTAAATTTAATTATCAAACAATATCTTGTATACCTTTAGATGAAGTAGATTTATCAGAATGTCCCTGTGCTCCATTATCAGGATGTACTTGGAGAAAAACAAGATATCCTATTCCTAGTATTATAAAAATACAATCAGTAACATCTATTACTGGTAACATTAAATATGATTATCTTCAATGGGATAATTTTGAAGATTTAAAAAACTCAAGGATAGATGCTGAAAAAAGAACACCCTACTATTCTTTTAAAAATACCGGTGAAGGAACTCACCTATATTTACACAATGATGATCATAAAAGTTTTATACAGTTAACAGCTATATTTGAAGATCCAAATAATGCTTATAATTTCCCAGATTGTAAAACTGGTAAAACTGACCCTTGTTTTTCCCCATTAGACTCTGAGTTTATTTTAGATCCAGATCTTTTATCATTAGTATATGATTTAGCATATAATTCTTTGTTTAGAGCACAGAATCATAATCTAGATTTATTTGATGATAAAAATGATAATGTATCAAATACTCCTAGTCCATTAAAATAATGTTAAAAAATCATCGTCACACAATTTCAGATACTTACCGAACTTTTCCTAAAAGAAAAATTGTAGAAAGAAAGAAATACTTTAAAGTATTATCTGAATTTTTCTATGAAGTTTCTTTAATTATTATTAGGAAAAAATATGTATACAAATTACCATTTGGTTTAGGTAAGATATTTGTAAAACCTTCAGGATATAATAAACAATCCTTAAAAAGATTAAAAAGAAACCGCACAGGTTCCACTCTTCCTATTGTTCCTTATAAAGATACCTTGGCTACAGATTTCAAATTCTGGTCATTTAGGTGGCATAGATGTGAATACTCATCATTAGGTGTAATGAGGTATTATGACTTTGAGCCTAATAGAGGTACTGTTGATCGTAAAATAGGTAAAATAGGACTAAAGAATTGGATATTAAAGTGTGCTTATGACCCTAACTTAAAAGACTATTATGAAAGTTAATTTTGTTTCTGCAAAGTCTGCAGTTAAAGAATTTTTAAGAAACTCCGGACATGCAGGAGAATTAGATAGAACAGATATTTTAGCATGGGCAAATGATGCTGTATCTCTGTTTACAACAGATGAACAATTATTGCATAAAATAATATTATTAGATGTAAAAAATTATAAAGCAGAATTACCTAAAGATTTTAAATCCATTATACAAGCAGGTTATAAATTGGAAGAAGCTAAGTCATGTACTCAGTTAAAAACTGAAATAGTACAATTTAAACAAAAACAATGGGGATGTGATTTAGAAATTACTGTTAAGTGTCCTAAATGTCATAAAGTAGAATGCTCATGTGATGAACCTTCATATGTAATTGATATAGATAGAATGTGGGCTAATGCTCATCCTGAACATATGATGGCTTATGCTAAACATTTTTATTCTTATGGAAAAACTTATAGTGACAGTTGTTGCTATCATGATGATTATAGATTAATGAGACCTAATTCAGCATCTTTTCATAATTTAGAATATCATATAGGAAATTGTATAAATTTAAATCTAGATTGTGAAGTTAATTATACTGTAGATTTACCTAATATTGTAGTTAATTTTAAAGAAGGAAAAATATTACTTGCATATTTAGCAAGACATTCTGATGAAGATGGTTATTTAATGATACCGGATACAGCTAGAGCTCATGAAGCAGTTTATAGATATGTACAAGAAAAAATGTTGTATAAAAAATATCTAGAAGATTTTAGTCAGAATGTAAGGATAGCATGGCAAACATCTGTAGAATTAAAAGAAAGAGCTATATCAAGAGCAAGAGCAGAATTACAAATGCCAGAATTTGATGAATTTCAATCTTTTGTTTCTAAATTTATTCATAAAGTTTTACCTTATTATAAGGCAGAAAATAATTTATATAGAACTTCTAATAAGAATTTCAATATACCAAACCAAACATATAATTAACACATATGTCATCTAACAATATAATAACAAACACCTTTTCTAAATTTATGAATAGAGATATTCATAAAGATGGAGGAGATAATACATCATATAGATATGCATTAAATGCTGTAGCAAAAGATACAGAACAATTCTCCTTTTTATCTAATGAACATTCTAATAGGTTATGTAAAGATTTTGGAAGTACTATTGTTGGAGCAACATATATTGAAAGTAGAAATTCCACAATTGTATTCTTACAAAATGGAGAATTACATTTATTAAATAACGATAGTTGTAGTTCACAATTCATTGCTTCAGATACAGAATTTGGATGTGATTGGGGATTTAAGGGTTGTGAATATGTGTATGCAGAACTAAAAACAATGCATCCATGTGGAGACATGCATGCTTATTGGTCTTCAGGATGCCAATATTATTGGGTTAATATAGATGAAATGCTTGATCCAGTTAGGAAACAGGCACTGAAAGATACTATAAAGGAAGAAAGAAATCAATGTTCAGATAGAACTTGTGATTATTTTAAAGTATTTAAATGTGTATTAAAACCCAAATTAGTTCCAATTGCAAGTGATCAAGGAGGTGCAATAGCTACAGGAGCATATCAGTTTGTAGGAAGACTATTTGACAGAGATAAAAATTATAGTAATTGGCATAATATTTATGATCCAGTGTATGTTGGTTCTGAAAATAATCAATGTGGAGAAAGGAGTACAGGATTAATAGAGGTTCACATATCTAATTTAGATTGTAAATTTGATGGTATAGAATTAGCAGTTATACAAACTATTGCAGGACAAACTACTGCTAAAAGATTAGCAGACTTACATTATAATGCTGGTAACACTTCTTATACATATTACGGTACAGAAGGTACTCCAATAGATATAGCTGAAATATTAATAAAAACAAATACATATATACAAGGTCAAGATCTTTTACAAAAAGATGGTAGATTATGGTTATATAATATTAAGCAACACAGAAATTTAGATTACCAGAGAAGAGCAAATGAAATCCAAACATATTGGATGGAATATCAATTTACATATGAGCAAGCTGCAAGATTAGGTATCAAATCTCATATGAGGGATGAAACATATGCATATGGTATACAATGGAATTATTGTTCTGGTAAAAAATCTCCAGTATTTCATATACCAGCTATATCAGGATTTTCAGGAGCAGCAACTACAACATCAGATAATAGTCCTGCAGCAACAAGTATTTATACTAAAACACAAGAAGGTAAATATGAAAGAACAAGAAAGAAAATAGAAGATACAGTTGCAAACCCTCAAACAGATGTATATGATGATATAGCTGCTAAAATAAAAGATTGGGAAACAGAAATGAAAGATGTCTGTGAAGCACTTTCATCTTGCGAAGAATGCGGAAAAGGACAAGAAGCTTGTAATAAAGAAAGAGAAAGAGTAGAAGAAGTTACGGGAAAATTTCAAGATCTCTTAGCTAAAATGGGAGCAGAATCTGGGTTAGATGAGTTACCAACGTCATTAACTCCTACTACTATAAAAGAAGGTGCAGCTAAATTATTAGCAGCTGTAGAAAAAAGAGAAAGATTAAAATTAACTGCTGATGTATACAAAACAAATAACTCATCTACATATGAAGCTGGGACTAAGGAATCCACGGATACTGAAGGTTTATTTTTTAATGGTTCTCAATATTATGATGCCTTTGGTGTTACAGTAACAGGTGAAACTCCTAAATTATTATTGTCAGGAAGCACTATTCCAGACAAAGAAAAAGATTTAGTATATCCAGATTTTAAGAATTGTGAAGGTGATTATTTATATGGAGGATTAGCAGGACAACCTGTTTCTCATCATAGATTTCCGGATAATAAAAAATCAAAACATTATGTTTCTAAATCTGTAGGTGTGCCTAATCCTCAAGATTGGGATGCAGATCCTTTATCAGATTCATATGTAAATATATTAGGTGTCGCTTTTGCAGGAATTCAATTTCCAACAAAAGATGAATTATCAGAACCTTTGGATGAAAACAATCCTTATACAATATTATATGCAAAAAGAACAAATGCAAATAGAAAAGTAGTTGCTAAAGGATTAGGAATAAAAACGTTTATTGCACCAAATAATAGTAAATCATATGCTTTTCCTAGACATGCTGTAAATTCCAAAGAAACTGTTGATAGAAATATAAATATAGGTGGTAGTAGAATGATAAGTGCAGGAGATGATCCATCAACTTCATTTATATTTCATTCTTTAGACACTAACACTAAAAAATTAGCTTTAAATTTTGATCAAGTAAAACCTCAGTTAGAAGTATACGGTGAAGGTTGGAGATATAAACTATATGCAGAAGGTAAAGCTCCTGAAGATACTTTTTATGGGTCAAGAACTGATCAGAAAGGAGCATCACAATTTATTAATATAAATAAATATACAACAGCATCTGGAGATTTTGAACCAACATTTAAAACTTATGCTCCACCTAATACAGTAGTTTCTCCTCCGCAAGGAGGTACTATTCCTTTAATGAATAAGTTTAGAGAATCTTCTGTATGGATAGGTGGTTCTTTACCTGCATTAACACATGGTAAAGGAGCAAATTCTGATAACAGCTTTATAGGAGATGTTTATGAGCATAGTGCACCAATAGAAAATGCTGCAGGACATTATGTAACATTATATAGAGATCTTCCTAACCAATATGGAGACCTCACAGGAATAACATATATTCCTTTATTACAATCAGGAGCAGGAAGACCTACTGGTATTCATGGGCCATGTGGCGATATCTTCATTGGACCACATTTTATTCACAGAACTTCTTACATATCAGATAAGGTAGGTAATAAGTTTGATATACCTATGGGTCAAGCTAATTTAGGATTAGAGGTAACAAAGAAAGAAAAGAGATCTGTATGCGATACTCCTGAAGATATAATATTATCTCAATTAGGTACATATATACATACAACTCTTCCTAAAGATAAAGACGCTGCAGATGCTAAAAATTATGCAGGATTACACTCACAAGGAGATACAATACATCCAAGACAAGATGCTATAAATGCCTCTGGACCTCAAACAGATTATTATTTCCCAAAAACAGTTACAACCTTAGTTGTATATTGGGGTGAATTTGAAGTTAATCCTTATTTAAGATCTATAGGTAATAGGAAAGACTTTGAAGTTGTATATCCAAATATAAAACCTTATCAATTAGTTTCTGCATTACCCCATCCGTGGGAAGAATCTTATTTAGATAATATATTATACTGTAAAGTAGAGCAACCTTCAAAATGGGTATTAACAAAAAAGGTTTTAATTAGAACTATATTGAATATTATTTTCCCTATGATAGGAATAGATAATTTATTTGATATAGCTTCTGGAACAGACTTTGTTGGTAACCTTGTAGAATTTCCTATGTTATATGCTATGTGGCATTTAATGACCCAACAAATATTTACCAATAATTTTATTGATAAAATGTTAGGTGTTCCAGAATGTAAAACAGATGATGAGGGTGCAGAATGTTCTTGTACTATAGAAGGTCCTAAAGATAACTATTCAGGATTTTGTTCTGATCTTTCTAAAATTAACGAAATAGAAGTTGGTTATCCAATGCCTGAACCATATAATACATGCGATTGTGATGATTGTGAAGAATTTACAAATAATGAAATTTATTACTCTAATAAACAAATTATAAATTCAGATTTAGATGCTTATAAACATTTCCAATCTAATCAATTATTAACAGTAACTCCTGATAGAGGAAGGTTAATAAAATTAATAGTTGTTAATGGACAGTTAATAGCTCATACAACAGATGATATGCTAGTATTAGCATATGGAAATCCTACTTTAAGTTCTGATATAGGTGATATAATGTTAGGACAAAGTGATTTATTACAGGAACCTAAGAGTATGTTTGAATCTGTTACAGAGGGATTTGCTGGTATACAAGATTCTACACACAGTATAAATACTCAATATGGATATTTCTTTGTAGATGCTGATGCACAAAAAATATATAGATATAATGGAAAGTTAGATGAGATATCAGCAAAAGGAATGTTTCATTTTTTTAAAGAACATATCAAATATTGTAACCCATCTTCATGTAAAAATGAAAAAGTAATGGGTACAAACTATTATTCATTGGGTGTAGATCCTAGGATAAATAGATTTATGATTACAAAATCAGATGGAAATGGTTCATTTACAATGTCTTATGATTTAGATCATGAAAAATGGATTTCATTTCATTCTTATATTCCTCAATTATATGTATGGGATAGAGATCATATGTATACTTCAAATGGTACAGGAATATGGAAACATGATGAAAAATGTAATTTTCAAACCTTTTTTGGTAACTATGGACCATTTATAATAGACTTTGATTCTAGAATACCAGGAACAGAGATAGATGGATTTAGATTTAAACACTTTGTATGGAATACAGAAATGAAACAATGTCATGAATGTGATATTTTAAATACACATGTAAAAGATTGTTTTGATCAAGTATGGGTTAGAAATGATGACCAAACTACAGGTTATGTTGACTTAGATCCTATTGTAGGAGAAGATTTTGAAAATAAAGCAGAACGTATACGAGATAAATACAGTCCTATAGACATGGTGTATATGGATGGACAGTGGCGTATAAATGAATTATACGATTATACAAAGGACTGTAAATCACCTATATACACGTATGATAACTGTTGTTTAAAAATTGAAGAACCAACAAATGTAAATCCTCATGAAGCATTTGATGTTCAGCTGTACAAAAATCGTACACTTTTTGGTAATTATTTGTCTATCAGATATATAGCTAATACTTTTGCAGATAAAAAATTGTACTTAAAAAATCATAAAACTAAGATACAAAAAATACACGAATAAAATAATAACAATATACACCATGAAACATAAAAAAAATAAGGTTCCTAAGAAACAGCAAGGTGGATGGATGGATATACTTAATATGTATAACCCTTCATTACTTGCTAATAGTCAGAATCTTACATCATCATATGCTAGTAAATATACAGCTCCCCAAGGAAATGATCCTTTACAAAAAGCAATATATGATCAATCTCAGCAAATATTACCAATGATAGGGCCAATGGGAGCTTTATTTCAAGGTCAACAAGGTTATATGGATTATCTTAAGAAACCTAAAGATGATTTAACAGAAGTATCTGGCTTCCACGGTTTTCAGAAAGGTGGATTAATTAATAATACAGGTTATACTCCTGGCACACCATCAATGAATAATCCTTATAATATCATACCATCTAGTAATATTACTATGCAGAATACTCCATTCCCTATATTAGGAATAGCTAATACAGGAGAACATAAAGTAATGATGCCCGGTAATAATTATAAATTCTCTAACGCAGATTATGTAGCAGAAGTACCAATGATGGGTTTTGGGGGTTTTTTAAAAAATGCATGGAATGGTGTAAAAAATGTAGGAAAAGAAATAGGTAAAGTAGGTAATGATTGGGGATTAGGAATTGCAGATAGTTTAGGAAATGCATCTGGTTTATGGGATATAAATAATAGTAGTTATAAAACAAAGTTAGGGCAAAAAATGTCCACTCCTTGGGATAATATATCAGGTGTAGTTGGTAATGTTGCTAAATCTGCTGCAGGTGTTAATTTTGGAGGAGGACAACAATATCAACAACAAGGACAGGTTTATCCTCAATATCAACAAGCACAGCAACAAACTCTTCCTTCTATATTACAACAATTACAAATGGCTAGTCAGTTTTTACCTATGTTTGGTGTGGGTAATTTCCAAACTGGCGGTGAAGTTCAAAATCAAGAACCTTTATTCTCTGCTGTACAAACGGAGAAAGGAGAATTTATAGGATCTGAAACAGGTGATATACTTCCTGTAAAAGCTAAAAAGAGACATAAGAATATGGATGATGATGAGGTTACAGATATTCTTCCTCAAGGATCTTTCATATTCTCTAGAACTAAATCTTCTACAATAGATAAAAATAAAAAAATAAAAGGTATAGATTTAAATGAAATAAATTTAGGTTATACTCCTGTAAAATATTCTGAAACAGAGTCTACACCTTCTCCTGATGAAATTAAATTTTTAGACTTCATGTCTAAGAATAAATTTACTCCTGCAGATTTAGCTAATAAATTACAGAAAACATATAAGGTTACAGACAAAGATGATCCTTTTTCCCAATTATCAAATGAACAAAATAAAATGTCTAGAATTCCTTACTTAGAAATTATAAAAGGTTTAAATGAAATTAAAAAACCAAAAGATAACAAATATCAAGATGGAGGAATGGTATATAACTATTCTGCAAAAAATACTAATGGATTGCCAATTAATGAAGTACAAACTATACAAGATAGCGGGAGAGAGCCATCTTTAGAAAGAGACAGAAAAATATATTCTCATAAGAGTGATCCATATGAATATATGTATTTTAATGGTGAAATTGTTACTAGAAAAAAGAATAATAAAGGAACTGCTCGGAATAAAATTAATGATGCAGGTGCAGCTAATTTAGAAAAATGGATTGCTGAAGGTAAATATAAATCATATGATGAAGATAGATCTGTTTCTAAAATCCCAAATTCAGGTACACAATTAAAAAATACACCTGCTAAAATAAATGGTAGTAGTAATACTAGTAATATTTCAAAAAATACTAGATCACCATATAATAGTGAAGCCATGGGTAAGTATTATTCTAATCCAGAGAATGTAGCAGGAGATACATTTAATTACTGGAATAATTTGCATCCTAATCAATCTTCATATAATCTTCAAGTTACAGATGAAAATATACCTGGACAGCAAAATGAAATGGGAGCAATTACATCTAATTTTATGCCAGTATATAGTAATATAGTAGGAATGGGTGCTGGAAATTTAGCAATGAATGGACTAAAATCATTAGCAACTAGATATGGGGGTAATACTGCTATCCCTATTATGAATAGAGTGTTTAATTCAGGAAGACAATATCCTCAAATAGGAAATAATACATTGCAATTACCGTCACCAGGGTTAACTTCACCTGGTATGTATTCTCCCAGTGTTCCTCAACCAGGATTGCCATTACCAGGATTACCAATGGGATATCAATTTGGAGGTAATGTATTTTCCCCACAATTTTCACAACCATCTAATAAAGCTATAGATGGTATAATGGGGTATACTAATCCATATGATCTTCAAGATAAAGCTTTAAGAAAAAATGGATTATATGGACCAGATTTATTAAAAGCACCTACTACTTTAAATAAGAATTTCTTTAATTTTAAAGAAGGCGGTGAAGTACCAAAATACCAAGCTGGAGCATTGATAGCAGGATTAGCTGGACCAGTGATAGATTTAGGATTAGGAATATATGATAGATATAAAAATAATAAGAATTATAAAGCTACTATTAATGATATTAATGCTCATACTGGTTTAGCAAATACTAATGCACAAAACACATTAGGAATCGGACTAGGAAGTTCATTAATGAATTATGGTTTGCAAGATACTGGTTATACATTTGCAGATTATGATCCTCAAATATCAAGAGTAGGATATACAGGTGATGTTATAGATTCTAGATTAAATTCTCAAATGCAAAATTCATTAGATGCTAATAGAGCTCTTTCAGAATCAATGTATAGAAATTTAGGAAGATCTGGTTTAACACCATCGCAATTAGCAAATTATATGGCAAAAGCAAATGCACAAGCTATACAAGGATCTAATGCAATTAATAGTCAATATAATAATGCTATTATAGGTAACTTACAAAATAAATCTAATTTATTAAATCAATATTTTGATAGAAAAGCATTAGATAGGCAAACAGGTTATAATGTAATGAGAAATAATAGAAATGTTTTAAATTCAGGATTAACAAATTCTATGAATTCTTTAGGTTCTAATTATTTTAATACATTAACTAATATTAATCAAAATTCTTTAGCTGCAAAAATGGCTGCTAGAAATCAACAAGCCAATTTTAATGTCAATAATGGATTGAGAATAGGAGATGCCGCATTGCAGGTAGGAAATGCTGTTTATAATAATTATTTACAAAATAAAAATGCAGTTCAAAGTAACGGACTACCTTCATATAATAATTTTATAAACAATGGTAATTACGGATATAATGGACAAATATACAATAAATATGATACAGGATACCAGCCACCAGTAATACTGGCTCCTGATGGTAGTGTAATAAGAGATGTATAAAAATAATAATTATGAAATTTCAGAATGGAGGTTTTATTCCTCAAGTATATAATACTCAACAAGTAAATCCTGTATTCCTTAATGGAGATATGGGACAGATGATTAATGCTGCAGGTATGCCATTAGAATCTGGTTTAAACGGGTATATGGGTTTACAACAATTAGATATACAAAGAGGACAAGAAGAAAGAGCTAAAGAAGAGTTTAAATATAAAATAAAAGCTTATGATAGAGCTGAACTTGATAATGTATTAAAACAAATGAATACATTAAGAGATGACTTTTCTAAAATTGAAATATTACCTCAAGATGGTGAAAAATATAATCAAATATTAAATCAGTATGTAACTGAAGATGTAAAAAGAAGAGCAGCATCGGGAGATATAAATGCTATGAAGGAATATTATATGGGATATAATTCTTTTGTAATGCATCCTGAAGTTAGAGGTATGATGATGAATAAACAAAGAAATGACAAGAATATAGAAATGTTTACCAAGTATAAAGATCAGTTAGAATATGTAGATAATGCTGATGAAATAATACAACAACAGTTTGAAGGTAAACCTATTAGTGCTCCAAAGTTTAATTCTGAAAAATTTAAAGCAGATATTGAGCAAAAAAGATTGTTAGATTCAAGTTTAAATTCAGCTAAAACATTAGAAATAAATAATAGAGCAGCACAATTACAAGAAGAAATTGATAATAGAAAAATACAGAAAGCAGCTATAAATACACTTGCAGCAAAAGAATTAGGTTTAACTACTCCTTATGAACAATTAAATCCCGAAGATAAATTAAAAGTAGAAGCTAAGTCTTGGGAAATAAAGAATGCAGATTTATTAGTAAAATATAAAACATCAGGATCAGCTATAGAAAAAGCAAATATATTAGCGCAGATAGAAAATAGTAGAGCAGAAAGATTTAATGAACTAGTAAATGATTATGGTTTACCGGCTGATATGGCGTATGAAAAAGTATATGGTACAACAACTAGCAATAAAGATTCAGATTATGAAACATTTAGAAAAGCTGTTAAAGCTGAAAATCCTAATATGTCAGAAGTAGAAATTAGATCTGCATATACAAGTAAGAACTCAACTGTTACTCATAATTCTAATAAAATTACAGATAAAGATAATAATGTAACACATGTAATAGTAAATGGAAAAAAACTTCCTACTGATAAATTACCAACAGGTGTTTCTTATAATGAAATAGGAGAGACCATTGATATAAAAGGTGGAGGTTGGTTTACAGGAGGACAAGAGGGTCGTAAATTTATAAAAGATGCATATGGTATAGATGTTGAGAATATACAAGATGCCGCTACTAGAATTCCAGGTGCTAAATGGAACTCTGATACACAAACATTAGAAATACCTATAAACAATAATGATAGTCCTCAACAACCTTCTTCTGCATCTCCATCACCTGCTCCTAGAGTAGGAGGAGTACCTGGAGCTCCTAAACCAGAACCTATTCCTACATCTGAACTATAACTATAATGAACGAAGATTTAATTTTAGCAGTAAGTAATTTTTATAAGAAATATGCTCCAGAAAAATATTCTGAAGATAAAGTAAAAGATATTGTTTCTAAGTATGGAGATAGACCTGAAGAGTTAATAAATTCTTTATTTAAAAAATATAAAGGTTCTGAATTAGCACCAAGAGATCTTACTGCTATATTTGATAAATATAATTTACAACCACAAGGATCTCCTATAAAAGATTACTTTGCAAATCTAGAACAAGATTCTAGAGGATATGAAAGTTATAATTCAGGAGGTGGAGGATTAGGTGCTGTTGGTAAATATCAAGTAAGGTATAAAACTCATGCTGCAAATATTGAAAAAGTAACTGGTGCAAAAACTAGAAATGAGTTTTATGGTTCTAAATTTGCACAAGAAAAATATATGCAGCATCTAATTGATACTGAATATACCCCTCAATTAGAAAAAGCAAGAGAAATAAATGATCAAAAAGGATTAGGTTTATCAGATTATGATTTATTATATACAATGCACCATGAGGGTATAAAAGGCGGCATGCATTATTTACAAACAGGAGAATCATTATTTAATTCTGAAAATATATTAGAAAAACAAAGAGAAAGAGGTCAACGTTTTTTAGAAAAACAAAATTCAGCATTAATAGATGATAACAATAAAAATATAATCAATACTACAAATATTGATAGAATTACTACTCTTAGAAATATATATTTAGAATCTGAAAAAGAAGCTAGAAGTACAAAAGAAGTTGCACCAAGATTTAGTAAAAATGATGCGTTAATAAATGCTGAAGATTATGTTGGAAAAATAGATCATAAAAAAGCTAAAGAAATATTTTATTCTAAAATAGATCCTACACAATATACAGAGGAAGAAATTTTTGATGCAATGAATCCTGGTGTAAGAAGTGGTATATTAGAAAAAGGAAGAATTGTAGATCAAAAAAACAAAGAAGAAGAATCTGAAAAAGGTATTTTAAATACTATAGGAGAGAGAGTAGCTGCAATATTTTTAGATGATCCTGAAGTTGTAAATGGTAAATATAACATAGCCGATAGAACTATCAGTGAAACTATGAATCCTGCAGAATCTATAAAGAATGATTTATCATTTACTAGAGATCAATTATTAGCTAAAGATCAAAATGGTAAATATACATTAGATAATAGTATTGATAGTTTAAACTTATCTCAAGATGAGAAATTAAAACTAAAAGATAAATCTAAAAGAATTAGAGAAAGACTTCTTACTAAAGAAAATGCAGAGTATAATGTAAAAACTTCTGCTTTAGAAGTAGGGATGGATGTCGTAAATCATCATTTAAAAACTGTTAAAGAAAATATGAAACAGGAATTAGGTGATGAAAAAATGGCTATAATAGAATCTGTTTCTAAAAATCCAAATGCTACACAAGAAGATATACAAGCTTTCCAAGAAATAGTTAACTCATCTAAATATAAAGATGAATATATAAAGTTATTAGATAAAGCTTCTGAATTTGGTAATAAATTTAATTCACTACCACCGGTATATAAAGAATCTTTATTCTTAAAAAAACAAAGTGAGAAATTACAAACAGAATATGATCAATATTTAGCAGATAGAGGAACTAAGTTTCAGATATTTAATTCCCTATCTAGGTTTAGCAATGATTTAGTTCCTAGTATAGCAAGTTCTATTGTAGAAGGTGGTGCTGCAATAGTAGGTACAGCAATAGAAGCTACTACAGGTGCAGATTTAAATGCTACTAAATATCTAATAGATCAGTCTGCAAATACAAGATCTATAAGATCTTCTAAAGAAAATTTAGGAGGATTATATCAAGCTGCAGAATTCACAGATCAATTAGGTAATAAATATAAAACAACATTTGATGAAGATGGTAATGTACAAGATATTTATTATGAGAATGGTGTAAAACATTATACAGAAGATAGGTTCACAGATACATTATATACTTTAGCTGAAAACCTAAATAAGAAAAAAGAATTATATCAGAATAGAGATAATTATAATTTTTCAGGATTAGGAATGTTAGACCAAGGTTTAGAATCTGCTAAAGATATTGTAGGTATGATGATTCCTTTTGGCGGAGCATTAGGTATAACAGCTAAAGGAGCTAAACTTGCTAAAAATGCTTCAGCACTTAGTAAAGGTTTAAATGCTCTTAAAAATGTAACAACATCAGAAAGAGCTAGAGAATTTGGATCATCAATGATGATGTTTGCTGATAATTTTGCAGAAGAGGCTATTAATGAAGGTATAGTAGACCCTGCAGGAATATTTTCATACACAGCTGCTAAAACTACATTAGAATCTCTAACAGAAATGGTTTTTCCATTTGCTACAAAAATGAGTGATGATTTAGGAAGAGTTTTAAACAGAACTCCTTCGGGAACTAATACTAATGCAGGAAATATTGTAAGTAATTATTTACAGAAGAGATTTGGCGATAACTGGGTTAAAGTATTAGCTGATGGTGTTCCTCCAGGTTTATTAACAGATTTTACAAAGACATTAAAGAATATAGGTGCAGATGCAATATCTGAAGGAGCAGAAGAACTTATGGTTGAAGCTGCAAATCCTTTTGTAAATGCAGCATTAAATAATTCTGGTTTATCATCTGTACATTTAGATGAAGATTGGGGTAACGCTACAGAATGGGGTAACTCTTTCTTAGTTGGTGCCTTCATGGGTGGTGTATTAGGTACTGGAAGAACTGGTTTAAAAGGAATATCACAGGGAAAAGATTTATTTAATAAAGAGGCTAGATATTATAATTATGTTAAAGAGGGATTAAAAAGTACTCTTGCAAATAAAGAATTAACAGATCATTTTATAAATTCCCTTGAAGGTAAAAAACCTAAAGAAGAAATAGATAGATTACGTAAGATAATTGATAATACAAGAAAAGATGCATCTTATATATTAGAAAATGAAAGTCCTAATAGTAGTTTAGCAGATAATTTATTAACTACTGCTTTTGAACTTAACATGCAAAGAGAAGGAAGATCATTTGGTAAACTTCCTCAAACAATAAAAGAAGAAGAAAAAACAAATTTCTTAGAAAGAAAATTAAGTGAATTAAATAAAAATGTAGCATTAGGTTCTAAAACAGAAATTAATATAGCAGATATTTTATCACATCCTTCAACAACTATAACAGGAGAAAAAGATGGTAAAGTATCTAAGGTAGATATAAAAAGAGCATATAGAGATTTATCAGAAACTGATATAAATAAATTAATAGAAGAAACACATGATAAAGTGTTCAGTGAATCTAATGTAAAAAAACAATCTAATTTATTTTTACAAAAAGAATATGCCAAAGAATTATTATCTGGTTTTAATAAATTAGTAAAACAAGAAAATAAATTAAATGAAAATGAAGAAGTATTTTCTGTAGAAGAAGTTGAAAATCCAATAGATAGAAAAGAAGATGCGGAAGATGTAAAGGCTAAAAAAGTAGAAAATACTAAATTAAATACAGATGAATTAAAGCAAGAAAAAATAAGATTAAATCAAGAGTTATCAGGATATACAACATCTGAAGAATATAATGCTGCTTATAATAGTGAGTCTGATCCTGTATTAAAATCCTTTATAAGAGAACATCAAGAAGCTAGAGCTAATACACAAAAGAAAGGTATTGAACTAGAAGATGGTTCTAATAAACTAACAAAAGCAGAGCAGTTAAATAATGATAATCTTCCTAGAAGATATGGTGCATCTAAATTATTTGAAGCTAAAGAAACAAGAGAGGTTGGTAATAATTTAAAAAAGGTTATAGAAAGTAATCCTAATTATAAATCTGAAATTGATAAAATTAAAAAGAATGCTAGTTATCAGACTAATGTTCCGGAATTAAAAGGATTGTTTAATTATATTAATGGTATATACATGCTAGAATCTGATCAAGATCCTAGTATTACACCGGATACTTTTGATACTGATAAAGCTATTAATGAATATTATTCTAATATATCTAATTTCAATAATGATAGTAATTTACAATCTGCTATTGATAACTATAATAAAAATACAGAAGTACAAGAGGAGAAACCTGTAGAAGTAATATCTGAGTTAGAAAAACAACAAATTGTAACTTATACTAATTTACAAAAAAAGATTAAGCAAGGTGGTCCATGGAGATATGATACTATAATAGCCAATATAGAAAAAGCATATAACGATAATGTATTAACTAAAGATCAACATGATGTATTAGTAAATTTAGCTAATGAAAAAAATAATAGACTAAAAGGTAAAAATAATAAAACAGAAGTTACTAAACAAGAACCTGTAAAAACTAAGCCTGAAGTAAATAATATAGAAGCTAAGAAAGCTGATATAGAAAGAAGACAAGGACTAAACGGTGTTGAAGAAATAATATTTTCTAATCCTAATTTTAGACTTGAAGGTTTTGAAATAAATGGGAACTATTGGAACGTAGTTACATCCACAGATAGAGCCAAAGTGTTAGTAAATATAAATGGCGTTATTGTACCTTTTTACTTAACAACAGGACAAGCAGGAAAAGGATTAGTACCTGGATGGTATCCATTTTTCGGCATAGGTAAAGATGGGTGGTTGAATAAAACAGATAAGTCTGATATGGAGACTTATTATGAAAGATACTGGGGAAAAGAAACAGCAGATATTGTAAAATCTATATCTGAAGAATTAAATAGTTTTTACGGCACAGACCCCTCCACTTTTAAAAATGATGGAGACCCAAATGCAACTTCAAAACCATTGACTACTTTAGCAGACAAAGTAGAAGATTATATTAATTCAAAATTAAACTATACACCTGCAATAAATAACGCAGATGCAAGAAAAACTTTAAGAAGTAATGTAGAACAATTAGGTAAAGAAATCAATGCTAAATATGATGCAGAACTAAAAGCATTAGAACAATCTAATTCTCAAATAGATATATCTACTGAAGAAATTAAAGTTGAAACTCCAGTGAGCTTTGATAATCCTGTTGTACAAACAATGAATTTCTTCAGATCTACTGTAGGTAAACCTGGAGGAGAATCTTCTATTATAGTTAAATATACTAGAGAAGATGGATCTTTTGGTATTACTACAATTCCAATAGATACTTGGAAAAAAATGAGATCTTCTAATTTAGATAAATTTGAAATTAAAGATGAAAACGGAAATATATTAACAGGAAAAGTAACATATCAAGAATGGATAAATGAGAATGTTGTAAGAAATCCAGACACTAAAAAGAATATAGAAGATGAATTAAGAAAAACAAATGTAGCTCAAACAATATTAAAAGAAAATGATACTGTTTATTATGAAGTAAATTTTGAAAACTATAATGGTACAGATTCTGCATTACCTAAACGCAAATTTGAAATTGTAGTTGTTGCTTACTATAAAGATGGTAAAATAGTTAAAGCAGATACTGTAGGAGCAACAAGAGCTATAGTAGGAACATTAATAAATAATCCTGATACACCAGAAGGAGATGCTCTATCTGAAAAAGATCCTGTTAGAAATTTATTATATCCATATTATTTAAATAAAGAAGTAAAACAAATTCCTGTAAAAGTTGCAGGTAAAAATAATAGAATATCATATCATAAAGGAGAATGGAGATCTTTAGAACCTACAGAAATTGAGAAATATAAATTTGATGTTGTAATACAACCATTTCAAGGTAGTAATATTGGTTTAGCACAAGACGCTATAAAAGGTTCTGATGAATTTAAAAAATCAGATACTAATATTCCTCTTGGGGAAAATAGTATAGGAAAGGTTATTGCAAAAATACCTAGTGGTGTTCCTGGAGAATTTATAGGTGTAGAATTAAATACACCTATGCTAAAAGATTTTCCTGAAGGACAAGATAAAATAAGGAATATACTTGAAGATGTTCTTAAACTAGCTAATAGCGGAAGAGTAAAAGAAGCAGAAAAATTAATGAAAAATGATTGGGTTAAACGTATTTTAAATACTGTAGCCTATAGGACTCCTTTTTCTACTTTTGATGCTATGAGACAATATAAAGGTGAAACACAACAAAATCCTAGAGGTGGTAAAGGTCCTATTATATTATTTCCCATTAAATCTGCAGGAAAAACTTATCATACATTTGTTGTAAAAAACAAAACAGGAGAACCTTTAGATCTAAGTATTAATGAAATTATAGATTTCTTAGGAAACACCAGAGCACATATTCCGCATGATCAAAAATCATTAGTAGAGTTTATTAATGAAAATCCTACAGCTTTAAAAACAGATTTAGTGTTACCTGTAGAAACAGATAATACTACATTTCCTGTTGTATTTAATAATAGCATTGTAACATTACAATCACTAGAACCTAATATAGAGAAAAATAATGTAAAAGAAAATATTGCTCCGACAAGAAAAAGTTTTAAAAGAGGTGAAAAACCTTTGTTTAAAATATCAGAGAATAAAGAAGAATACACACCTACTTCTGCAGAAAGTTATATAAGAAAAAGATTTGAAGAAGTAGGAGTTTCAGTATCTGATGTATCACTAAATATATTAAGAAAAATATATGAAGTTGGTGATAGAAAAATATGGGGAGCATTTCATAAGGCTATTGTTTATTTATCATCAGAAGCAGGAGAACTTACTGGTAAACATGAAGGATGGCATGTACTCTTTGGATTATTTACTACTCCTGAACATAAAATAAGATTATATAAAGAAGCTTTTAAAAAATATGGTAATGAATTAGGTATAGGTAAAGAAGAATTTGAAAATGCTTTATCTCAATTTACAACTAATAAAAATACTCTATTCTCTACAGAAAATGATTTCTATTCTACACTAGATATCCTAGATAGGATAGAGGAGGCTATGGCTAGGGACGCTGAAACCTTTAAAGTTACAGGTATATTATCAGAAGAATTTAAAGATAAATATCCTACTATAT